ACAAAAATATTTACATAGAAAAGGAAAGGGAATGGAAACAAATATACCAGGATGCTGAAATAAATCACCTAAAGCAAATGGATAGTTTAAAAGGGCTAACCATTAAGCAAGTTGAAACGAAATATTTAACTATTGAAAAGTTTGTTTTTGTTCACGATACAATTAAGCTAACTCCTTTGGATACTTGCAAGCAATCTTTGGTGTATTACTCCACGCAATTAAAAGGCAAAGAAAAGCTGCTTAAAATTTGCAATGATATAAGCAAAGAAAAAAGTTTTGAATTAGATACCCTAAATAAAATGGCATTTACTCTGGCCGAATCTAATGATCAACTCACAAAAAAACATCACAAGCAAAGCAAAAGAAAAAAGAGATGGCGCAAAATTGCCGTTGCTCTTGGCCTTGCCTTAACCTATAATTTATCTAAATGAAAAGTATATTTTTTGCCGTAATTGCATTTACCTTTTTTGCAGCTAAAGAACCAGCAGCAAATCTGGCAATAGTAAAACCACAAACAAAAGTAAAAATAGTATCTTGGAATGATTTTGTTAATGCCGTTATTTATGTGGAAAGCAAAGGCAATGACTCAGCATATTGTGCAAAAGAAAAAGCAATTGGTTGCCTCCAGATTAGGCCAATAATGATTGCCGAAATAAATCGCATACAAAACAAAGTAACGTACAAACATTCTGATGCCTGGAACAGAGCAAAGTCAATAGAAATATTTAACGCAATTGCTAAAAACGAAAGCTATGAAAAGATTGCAAGGAAATGGAATGGCGGATATTATGGCGATAAGAAAACCAGCACTTTAAAATACTGGGAAAAGGTAAAAAAACGACTTAGAATATATGAGTAAACCTGGCCACTTGGCCGTTGTCTTTGCTATGCAAAAAACCTTCAATGGCTTTTGGATTATGCTGATAGCCTTTTTTGTGATGCCATGAATCTGTACCACTTGGACTGCGCAAACTTTCAATCGTAATTCCTTGAAAATCCTTGCTTGTTTTATGATGAACGTGATGAGTATAAACATAACGGTGCTTTGTTTCTGACCACCATTGAGGAAATTCAACGGCCATAAGCAAAGGCAAATCACTCATTTTTGCGCCATCTCCATGTGTAGTGCCGATTAGATTAAGGCCATATTTAAAGCCTTTTCTGTGAGCAATAGAGCAATCAAAAGTTATATTTTTGTTTAGCCTAAACCAGCTTTGTATTACATCAGCCAGAAAAAAGCCACTTTGGTAGTCATGATTTGATGGATTAAATGTGAAATGCACATCAGCCAATGGCAATAACATCTCCAAACAATCGATGTAAACTTGCTTTGCTTTAAGGAAATTTGAGTACCACATTCCATCCGTATCCTGAGGAGTACCAGCACTTGTTTGTCGCTTTGGCGAATCAATGTGTAAGATGTCATTTCCTCCGATAAAAAGTATCTTGTCTATGTTATACCCTCGTGACTTGTCAATAATGCCTTGAACGCCCTCTAAAACTCTTTTTACGGCAATGTTTTCATTGTAATCCTCGCCAGTTTCAAAAGCCATGCAAAGTTTGCCAATATGAATGTCAGCTGGATCAATAACAAGCAAATGGCCATCCTTGATTTTATTGCGTTTTATCTTTGGGTATTTCGGTGCGTAGGCTTTCAGGTCATCAATTAACTTTTCCCGAATAGTATCATAATTTACTGCACCTTTGTAATCTGGATTAGTAAAGAATAAAGATGTATCTTTAGTTTTAACCCAGCCATGTTTTACGTTATTGTTTGGTATGCCAGCAGTTTCACAATAATCGTTAATCTTGCTTTTTAATTGCAAGTATCTTTCCTTAATTGTAAGGCCACTTTTGCCAACTAATTGCCCCAGTCTATCATAATATTCGCTTTTGCTTTCTTCCTCTTGGATTGGGTTATTTGTAAATAGTTCAAAGTATTGCTGCTTTATATTATTTGACATTGTTTTTTTGCTTGTAGCTTCTCTGCTCAATGTCATTCGTTCTATTGAGCCACCCTCTTAAAAACCTTTTTAACCTCGCATTATTTTCTGCAAGTCGATAGTATCTGCGCTTCCTTACTTCGGTTAGTTTTTCCAAGCTAACTAAGTACATTTTTTCTTTAGTTTTTCTGCCAATAATTCCATCAGGAACAACGCCAATAAGTTTTTGCATCATCTTAATGGTTCGCCTCGTTCCAAGATTGTATGCCATATCAAAGTACATTATCTGCGCCAATGGTTGCACCAAGTTTACATTCGCTGGTAAGTAATATTTGCAAAAAGCAATGGCAGCTGCTTCATCATATACTGTATCTTTAAAGTCAGCCAAATCTTTAAAGTATTCCTTGTTGTAATTAAATGAAATGCCGTAAATCGTCCACCCACCAGAATCGCCTTTTAGCTTATGCAGCTTTGCGCCACCCTCCCATATTAATGTGTGCTTAAAAATGTCACGCTTGAAACGTTCAAAGTTTTCTTTGTTGTATTTAGAATTGGCTTTGCGTATTGCCTTAGTTAACTTATTCATTTTTGGTTGTTTGGTTTTTAAAGAAGAACAGAACGATTATCATTACTATCTCCAGCAAGTCTTTTATATTTCCACCAATTAGCCTCTCAAATACTTCTTCGCTGACCTTGCCTTTTGCAAAGAAATAATTTAGCTGCACCATCTGGTAAATATTTATGATTAAATAAGTAATGATAAAAACGCTACCAATCCAAGCCATGAAAGACAACTTGCTGCTGCCATCAATGCCTAAGAATTTAAGTAGCTTTCCCATTATTTATTGCTTGCCGTAAATATCCATTTAAGATATTTCCAGTAGTTGCCTTTGTGGTCTTTTTTTACTGTTTTGTGCGTTAAAGCCACCCAATATAAAACTGCTAAAATACTGGCAACAGAGCCAATATAGCCACTAAAATCTAAAGATGTCAATATTGTTGGTATTACTAAGATAGGCAAGGTTTCAATTGAGTTAAGCATTTTTGATTCCTTTCAAATGTTTTAAATAATGCTCCATCCCTTCGGTAAATGGGTTGACATTACGTTTGATTAGGTGCTTGTATTTATAATAAAAATACCAAGCTAAATTTACGCCAATCAATCTTCTTTTTGCCTCTGACTTTTTAAACCCAGTTGCAAGCATTATATAATAAAATATTTTATTCGACTTATATCCACCTCGCCCACTTATCCAATGGTAATCATGAAGAAAGCAAGAAATACAAGGATGGTCTTTATCTTGGACTAAGGTGCAGCCATCATATTCCAACAATGGATTCCAGCTTGTATCCTTTAAAGCTTCATCCACCATTTGATTAATGGTAAGATTTAATTTATAGTGAAAACATTGCTTTTTTAGCTGCGTTTCAAGTTCAATTATTGTCCAAAGTCGGTAAGGTTGTTTCATATATCTAAAGTTAAAAGTTCTGTTTTTATGTCAAGCCATAATGATTCTGGCATTGCGCTTATCGGGCATCCACCATTTTGTATTTCATTGCGCCAATCACTTGTGGCAAATTGCACAAAATCTTCTATTTCTTTTTTCCAAGCATGGAATAAATCATAAACATAGGGTTGAGCCTCTGGTTCAGCCGTTTCAATCTGAATATCAACAATGTTTTGCCGTTGGTTTATTTCATAACGCCTTAATTCTACTTTGTTAAGTTTGATTAAGTTTTGAATTATTACATCTGGGCTTCCTAAAAATTTGTATTCTTCTGTAATTATTGCCCCATAGTCAACCAATTCTAATTCTTGGGTTTTGGTACAAACTAAAATATCAGGAACAATACCAGTCGGTTCAATATTTAAATAAAATTCGCCCAATTTATAATGGCCATTTTTGTAGTCAAGAATTATATTTTCATAGGCATTGTGCGTTTCCTTTAAAATGTTCAAAGGGTTTTGGCCTTGCTTGGTTATGTCTGTATAATCAATTAATAATATCATTAGGTCAAGTATTTTAAAGTAATGTTTTGATATTTACGATGGCGCAAAATAGCCGTTTGGAAATCTAACGCTTCTGTAATTGATACTGTTGCCGTTGTCATTTGTGTAGTTGTTCCTCCACTTATTTTTGAATAAGTTAAATACCATGAATCACCACTTGTATTTTCCCCTTCAAGTTTAAACCTGTCGCCACTTGTCCAAGATAATGTACCAGAAATTAATGAACCACCTGCAATGGGTATGGCATTAGTGCTGGCAAAATAAAAACCATGATCCACTGTTGGATATCCTGGGATTGCCGTAACTGGCGCACCAATTCCTACAGTCGAATAATGATTTGTGCCAGTTGTGCCACTAACTAAAGGATCAAGTATTAATTCAAATCTTGATGACGGATAAGGCAATTCTTCAAACCACCCACCCTTACCCCAGTCAGTTGAATTACTTGGAAAATCAATGTATCCCAAACCAACAGTAATACCAGCATCATCCTTGTACCAAGTAGTTGTTCCATCTCCAGGAATTAATTCAGCCGTCCAAACAATTTCATATGTCCATAACGCAGTAAACGTAACCCCATCAATAGTAACATCACAAGTATTTACTGCTTCAGCAGATGCAATGGCCGTAATGTTTAAAACCATTTCTTCGGAACTGTTTATTGTGGTAGAGTTTAGTGTTCCCTTGCTTATGCTCACAACGCTATCTTCTTTAAAATAGGAGCCAGTTAAAGTGATGTTTACGGTTGCTCCAAATGCAACGGATGATGTGTCAGATGTTACGTTAAAAGGTGTACCACCTCCAGCAGCTTCTTCTTCAAATTTATATTGATAGCCTCCAGTTGAATGGGTATATGCTAATTTTAAAGCCTTTGTTGAATCTTCAGTTGGGTTTGCAGTATCTCCTTGTTCTTCAAAAACCCTTACCATTAATTGTCCAAGTAAATCGCCCATTTGACCACCCACCTTTTCAATTTTAATATTTAAGCCTCTTAAATCACTTAAAATACCATCTTGCCCACTATGAGCCAAATAGCCACCATTGCCAGAATTGATATTGTTTTTATATATTTTTACCCATTGGCCATCAATGCTTTCATTCATAAACAATAAACGGCCTCCATTAAACACCCAAGTATCTCCGTCTATTTCAATCGAATTTATAGCATGAATGGAGCCATTAGTTAGCAAACTACCTTCTAAAGTATAAACAGTATTTTCATAAATATTGGCAGCCATGATTAAAGGCAACAATTCAAATTTGTGCGTTTCTGTAAAACCTACTTGTTGGATTGATGGATTTTCTACCCAAGTAGAACCATTGTAAGTCATTAAGCCAAAAATGTCATCTTCATCCCCACTATGATAAACATTTTTATATTCTACATCATTGGTAAAGTTTGCGTTTGATGCCTTTATGTCGTTTGCATATTTTTTGCTTTCCTCAAATTCTGGTTCTTCATCATCATCGGCATTGTTGTAGCTTACTTGTAAACTTAATGAGCCAGTAAAATCAGCAGTTACTATTTGAGAAAATGACCAATATGCTTGTCTAAATTTAGGGTCAAAACTTGGGTAGCTTACTCTTGGAGCATAAATATGATCTCTTGCCCATATATTTATAACAACGTCAGACAAAAATGCCGAATGACTTAAAAATTCAAGATTTCCTAAAGATTCCTCTGGTGCATTGTTATATCTTGTAACAGTAAAAAAAATAAAACTTTTTGTACTATCTGGAATAGTTGTTCCATTATTATTCCATACACTATTTTGGTAGTAATAATATTCGCCAGCATACGTTCCATAAATTAATGCAGCAAAATGAGTTTCAAAAGCATAATTTGTAACCCCTCCAACTTGATAACTTGATACAAGTTCCCCAGTCTTAAATGAAAGCCTTACATTTTTATTTGTGTTTAATCCGTTTGGAAAATTTAAAACCATATTTGAATCATCAAACGTAGTTTTAATTGCATCAACAGAATTTTGCTTTGTTATTTCGCTGCTTATCTCTCTTATTGCTGGCTGAAATGTGTAATCAGGTTGTGCAGCAAAACAACTTCTGGCATTATCTTGAACGTTGATGCCGTTGCTTATTGTATAGGTACTTAATGCGCTTAGTGTTTTGGTGTAGGCATTAAATTCTGTGCTTGCGGAAAAATTGTTTTCTACTTGCCTTATAATATACGTTCCATCGCTTAAAAGTATCTGAGCTTTATGTGGCATTAATATTTGCTTAATGGCTTCAGCACAACTAATATACTCCACTTCTCCAGTAACGTAAAGTCTTGTATTATAATCTTTAATAAACGATTGTTTTTTATAACTTGTATTTAAAAGAACGCCATCAGCTTGAGTAGCTTCTTTGCTTTCAATGCTATCTAACAAATATCTATCACTTGCACCCCATTCATCTAAAAAATGCGATACATCAAATTGCAATATTTGTTTAATTAAATTTAGACCATTTTCTCTTGATGAATCATATTGGTAAGTGCCAAAGTCAAATGGCAAATTATCCAAAATGCTTAATCTATCATTAGCCTTTAAACTGGTTTGTATTACACCCTGATATGAGCCTCTTGGAATTGTTATTTGGTCAGCAATTAACGTTCCTATCCAATAAATAGAATCACTTTTTTTTATTACTATGTAATACCAATTTTCGCCTTTGCTGATTATATCCCAAATAATATTCAATTTGCCTTGAGAATCAATTTTTATATTGACCTCACAACTTGAACTCATAATGGTATTTAAATATAATGGATTGCCGTTGCCTTTGTAATCTATTCCATCAGATGAAAAATTGCATTCTAAAGATGTTGCACTTTGTACTTGGTCGTGAATTTCAATGGTATATTTTGTGCCATTAATTCCATAAACATCTCCATGTAATCTTTTTGCCATTTACCCTCTGCTATAATCTGTTTGACCTCGTTTCATTAATATGTATAAATCCCTCCCACTTATTTTAGTTTCAGCAATATAGTTTCCACCATTGCCACCAACTGCATCTCCAATCATTCCACGAAGATAACTACTTCTTATGGCAACCTCTGGGTCGTTGTTCGCATTATTGTACTCGGCCAACATTCCAAAAGTAGTTCCTTTCATTACTCCACCCTCAGCCAATGGAGTAGGAGATAAGTTTTTTTGCATTGCGCTTTTCATTGCCGAACCAGCTAACAATAAACTAAATCCAGCGCTTGCAGCGACCAAACCACCTCCAAGTGATGTCATAGCTTTATCGAACAAGTCTTTAGTAACACCAGCAGCAATCATCATTCTACCCATATTCACCAAGAAATCAGAAAGGCCAACCAAAATTGTATCTCCCATTGCTTCCCCAATTGTTTTGTTTGCATCGGCTGCGTTTGCAATGTTAATAGCCATATTAGCTACCATATCTTCGGTACTTGTTTCTAATAAGCCTTGAACTTGCTTGCCAACTTCTGTAACATTCTTTTTTGCTTCTTGTGATGCGTTATTTAATGGAAGAATAAGGTTTGTTTTTAAATCTGGAGTTTCCACATCAACTTTTAATGTGATAGGAGGCAAGCCTTCAACTTTTGTTTTAAATTTCTTTAAATGCTCGTTTTGCTTATCTAAGGAAATACCTAAAAGTTTGTTCGTTTGCTTGTGATGCTCTTTTGCTTTTTCCAGTCTTAAATTAGCATAAAATACCTCAAGATATTCTAACTCTTGTTGATATTTATGCTCACTTGTTAAACCATCACGTAATTTTTGCTTAATTAAGTTTTGTGCATCAATTAAATCATTTTCAAGTCGTGCATTGTCTTGTTCAAAAAGACTTGGTTTGTCCTTTTTGCCTTTGCCACTTCCTTTAAACTCTGGTGCAGTTACATCTTCATTTGCTTCTGCAAAATTATATGCCGCAACAGTTGCATTGTTTAATTCGTTTTTTAATTTATTTATACTTGCTTGATGCGCATCGTATTTTTGCAGAAATAATGCAGATGTTACGCCTTGTAATATTGTTTCCCCTTCTTCTTCGGCTTCATTTAAAGCAATTTGAGCCTCCGTAATTCGGTCAACCATTTTAGTCAATTGCGCCCTTTTTATAAGAGATTCAACGGCTTTATCAGTTGCTATTTTTCCTTTTTTAGTTAAAAATTCTTCGTATTCAAGGTTTTCAAAATATGCTGGGTATTGATCTTGTAATTCTTTGTAGGCTTTTTTTCTGTTTTTTAGACTGGTGTTCATATTAGTAGCTTGCGCTGCCAATAATTTTAAAGAAACCACATCTTTAGTTGCTGCGTTTTTACCCTCAAGCATTGCTTTGTTTACTGCTTCTTGGTTTCTTGCAGCTTCATCATTTGCTTTGCTAAATTTATAAATTGCCACTCCAATGGCTGCCAATGCAACCCCAAAAGCAATTAAAGGATTTTGCTTAATAGTTTGGTTTAGCAGTTCAAAAGATGTTTTGAGATGCTTCATGCCTCGAATACCCTCAGTAAAAACCATTACTGCTTGCATTTGGTGCATTGCTTGCATTACATCTTCGCTTTCATCTCCAAAAATGGCTGCTGCTCCTTGTGCCACTTGAAATGACCTTGCAACCCCTTCAATCGCATTACCAGCTTGTTGAAAGTCAACCTTCATTTTAGATGCTTTCATACCTTGTTGGTAGGCCATTGCTTGCCCAGTAAGTTCCTTAATTGACTTTTTCTGGTTGTTTAATGCAGCCGTTGCTTCTTTAATTTGCCCCTTTAATTTAGGAGGAACAACAACATATTTCTTTGCTACATTGTTAAGTTCTTTTAATTCATTTTTAAGGTATCCTAAATCTGTCTGTTGGGATTTTATTAATCTATTTGTTTCCTTAAAAGATGCGTTAAATGACTTATAAGATTTTGCGTAATCTTTGCCTATAGCTTGTGCAATTTGCTTTGATGCGCTTGCCAGTTTATTTCCGTTGTTTTTAATGTCAACAACGGCATCCTCAAAACCTTTCTTTACATCAACGCCAATGCTTAAGTTTAAATCTGTTTTCCTACTCATTGTATGTGATGCTAAATTCTAAAATAAAATGAACTAACCCAAACCCATTTGCAAAATCTTCCTCTTGATCTATTTGATTCAGTAGTTTCGTGCCTTGAACAACTACACTCCCAAACGTTCCAACTTTATCGGCTAATGCCGTTTTGATAGCATCTGATAAAATAAAAGCATTATTGTAATCATTTTCAAAAACATTTACTTGCACCCTTGACTGGTAGCTTGTAAAACCTGATTTTGAATTGTAAGGTACGTTGCTTATAGTTTGGTAAGTAATGCAAGGAAAGGCCGTTTTATCAGGCACTCTTAATGGATAAATTCGATTGACAACAATATCAGTAACTGCACTTGCAGATGATAATAGATTGTATATTGCTTTTCCTTGCTTCACTTAGTTTAATGTTAGTTTTTCAAATTTGTCTTTGTTTGCCTTAATCCACTCCAACGTTCCTTCGGTTCTTTCGTCCCAATAAAAAGGCCACAATTTCTTAGGGCTTATATTCTTTTTGGTATGTGGCGAAACTGAGAAATAAGCCAATGTTCGAGCAATTTCATATGTTTCCTTTGTTCTTGCAGTATCAGCTTTGCGCTTGCCTTCAATTGCTAAAGTTAAATACTCTGGACTACTTTCCTCGTATTCCTTTTGGCGCAAACCTAATTCCCCATAGGCCACAGTTTTAAGTAGTTTAAAGGTCGTGGGGACTACTTTGCCCCCTTCGCCTTTTTTTCTACTTTTTCATCTGAGTTATCAGTAAAAAACCCCAGCCAAGTTTTTGTAAATACTTCGCTAAATGGATTTAAATCCGAAAACTTTGTAACTTTTTCGCCAAGTTGTTCCACCGAATCAAAAGGGCAGTCTGTGCCGTTTACTTTACTTGCACAAAGCAAGCCGTTGTAAGCAATTATTCTACTACTTTTTAGTAATACTTTAATATTGCCAGACATCATTTGCTGCCCCATTTCTTCGATATTTTCAACGCCCATGTCTTCTGCAATCTTTTCAAAAGATAACATATTGTAGTGAACATCGTATTCTTGATCTAAAAATATAATCTTATCCATATTTTCTTTAATTAAACTGTTCCTTGTGTAACTGCTCCAGTGATTGTAATATCTCCAGAAAAACTTGCTGCATCGTTGTCTGGTGCGCTTAGTGATAAGCTACCTAATAACGCTGAGCCAGAATATTTAACATCTCCAGTTTCATTTGTTGTAAATACAACTGGTAAAGTTGTTCCAGCAATCATTGCTGAATAAAGGTCAGCAAAAGAATAATCTCCTGCTCCAACTGTTGTGTCCTCAAATCTTCCTTCAAATGATCCTGATGCGCCAAAATGCCCATACATAAATTCTTTACTTCCAGCACTACTTTTGCTGGTTACTTCGATTAAATCCTTAGTAAACGAAATATCGTTGCTTACTAAGTTTGCAATCGGCTCTAAAGTCCCACTATTGTCGTGAAATAATCGGATTAGAGTTCCATTAATTGTTCCTGATGTTGCCATTTTATTTTATTTTTTTAATTTTCTTACTATTTGTTGTAAACGTATTAAGATTTTTCTTTTTACGTTGCCTATGTTGTTGTCTATTGCTGGCCTCATGAATGGCTTTGCCTCCATTGCCCCTCTATAATTTCCGTCAGCCGTATATCTTGGTGCAGTTCCATATTCAAAAAAATGCGCCAAGTTTCCTTGTGGGTACTTTGGGCCAATAAGTATGTTATACGGATAGTTTTTTTTCTCTATAAAGCCTATTGAATTAGAAACAGTTTTACTCAAACTTGCTGAATTTGCTCTTGCATTGTTTACAATCACTTGTGCTTCTTCCTTCATCATCTCACGCACTCGGCCATCAGCAAGAGATGCTTGATAGCCATTCATTTTATGAACTACCTTGCTCATATTTACTTCTAATCTTGTGCTTCTCCTTTTTGCCATTACGATACTAATTCTGTCTGTACTTCGATTAGATGCCTCCTTGTGATTTCTCTTATTCCCTTAATCACGTAATTTTGCCCTTCATAAAC